TATTAGCTGTATTAGCTAAGTCATACGCTGTCTTAAGTGCGTTGGCTGTAGCTGCCTCACTTGTTGAAGTTGAGTTAGTTGAATCATTTAACTGAACTGTTCCAACTGCCGATGTACTTGCCGCAGTAATCTTCGAGCCAGCGATAGCTGCGGAACCTGAAACCATACTGTTAACAATCTTCCCTGCGCCAATTGCAGTAAGACCGGTATTGTCTATTGAAATATCTCCAGTGACCGCAACAGCTACGGGTTCGTTGCTGCTATTTCCAATAATGATCTGAGCCCCAGTAAGAGCCTCAAGTTTCGATATAGAAATTAAGGCATTCGCATTAATATCCGCATTCATTATTGCTCCATCACTAATCATGGTGGAGTCAATTACACCAGTTTGGCCTTGAAGGACTACTGTTCCGCTGGCATCCGGCAGCGTGATGGTGCGGTCTGCACTGGTTGGGTCAACAACGGTAAGGCGCGTTTCATAATCATTCGCTGTTCCCTCGAACGCAAACGAACCTGAATTTTCTATTTTTATCTCTCCCGTAATATTTCCACCGCCGAGACTTAATTTGCCAGAACTCAACTCAGCCAAAGCATTTTGCACGTTGGTCGAGCTACCTCCCCAACCGCTAATTACCGACACATTGCTCGCTGTCGGCGAGGACACGGTTGTCGATAAATCGATCTCTACCCACGATGAGCCAGTTGAACTGGTAACAGACAAGATGTAGTCGGGTGGGATTAACTCACCTGTTGGACCATTTGGGATTCCGCTAGGTGTACCTCCAGTTCCCACTATTAAATATGTCGCGTCGGTTGTGCTGCTAGGAGTAGGAAGATTCTGTCCAATCGTGCCTCCCTTCGTTAATGTGGTTACGGGCTGCCAAGCATTCGAGTCCCAGATATAAAGATCCTCTTCTACGGAATCAAAGAAAAACTCTCCAGCATAGGTGGCGGTCGGATACCCTGATTGCGATACAGAGCCGAAGATCGTTGTTGACGTATCGGAAAACTTATCTCGACCTATACTATTTGCAGCAAACCTAGCAGCGTCAATGGTTCCACTCGTTAATTTAGCTGCACTGATATTGGGAATTTCAGCATCTGTGAGACTACTACCGCTTGTTACTATTCCCTTTGATGTAACAACAACTGACTGGTAAGTACCTGCTGATACACCGCTGGTTGTGGTTGTAATATTACCCGAAGCATCAACACTTATTCCACCGCCTGATTGAACAATAACGCCACCCTTATTTGATGTCGTAGCCGTAGGAATGTCGCTACTAACTAATGCTGTAATTGATGAAATTAAACCTCTCGAATCAACACTTACTCCTGAAACCGTAGTCGCAGTAATTGAGTTAGATAGAGATAAGGCTCCGGCTGCTGTTACTGATAAACCAGAACCCGCTGGAATAGAAACGCCACCAACATTAGTTGCATCAGCTATAGGCAAATCGCTAGCCGCGAGACTTGCGCTACCTGTAACTAGTCCAACACTAGAGAATGTGACTTTTGCAGCGGTTCCGGCTGCCACAGTGTTATCAATTACGAGGTTGTTACTCGATATAGCTAAACCGGTTCCTAAATTACTTGTATTTAATGCTGTTGCTGGTAAAGACCCCGCTGTTATTTTCGTACCACTAACCGCTGAAATTTTTGCATCAGTAATACTTGAGTCAATTACGGCTCCAGTATCCACAGAGTTGTCGGCTAGCTCAACTGCCGTTACGGAATTTGCCCCTAGCTCTGTTGAAGAAATACTCGCTGCAAGAATTTTTGATCCTTGAATACTTCCAGCTAACTGAGCATTTGTAATTGTTCCAGACAGAGAAGATGTCGGATAGTTCGTTGCATCGGATAGATCTAGTGCCGGTGAAGTATCGCTATCACCAAGGTTGAAAGTAACGCCACCAATATTGATCGAAGAATTTACCAGCTTAGAGTTGGCAATCGAGCCAGCTAATTGAGCATTCGATACCGTTCCGGTTAAAGAAGACGCTGGATAATTAGTTGCATTGGTTAAGTCAAATGTTGGAGTCGCGTTTGTATCACCGAGGTTGATACTGACCCCACCTAAAGATATGGATGAATTAGCTAATTTATTATTTGCAATTGAGCCAGCTAACTGAGCGTTAGTAATCGTGCCAGTTAGAGAAGATGCCGGGTAATTAGTTGCGTCAGTTAAATCAAGGGCCGGTGTACTGTCGGTACTACCAAGAGAAATGGTTAAGCCGCCGAAACTAAAACTTGAATTTTCTAGCTTCGCATTGGTGACGTTTGCATCTGTAATGCTTGCCGTTACTACGGTATTCGCACCAAGACTTGCTAGTGCTGAACCGGGTATTGAACCCGCATCAATTAAAGCAACTCCTTTTTCTACTAATGCTTTAGCTGTGATTCGTTTTGTTTCCGACGCGCTGCCATCTACGACAGCTAATTCATCTCCAGCCGCTAAATCTGCCTCCGCTAGAGTAGGCAGTTGACTTATCTGAAGGTCAGCCATTCAATCAACTCAACTATTTAACTTATCTTAGTAGTCTAAACCTAATTAAGTTCCATCATCTTCTAAGAAAATCTTATCGCCTGTCTCTTGTAATAAGAAATCAGTTGACTCTTGAAGCATATAACCCGGCGTACTTCCAGTCTTAAGGTGAAATTTACCTGTGGTGACAAACTCTATTCGTGATTCAACAACACCGCCAGCCGGTACGTTGATCGCGCAATTAGTAATTTGAGCTTCGCATTCCCACCAACAATTATTAGTAGAACCGGCATCCTCTCGATACATAAAAAAGCGACCATTGAAGTCACAACCTTGATCCAAACGAAGAATTAACCGAGCTAGGTAAGCAGCAAATTCAGGCTTAATAACCTGACGAGTATCTGGATCAGATAGTAAATAACGATGCTCCCAGAAACAGGTAACTGTACCTTGTCCTTGAATTAATCCGTTCTCATATTGCTCTTTAAACTTTGACCCAAGTGTTTCTGTTTGTATTAACTCTCTATTGGTTGTGAACTCAAAGTCACGTACTCGCGCAAGTGGCCGATATGAAGTATTACGTGCTTTGAAAGTGATTGCTTTTGATGAACTTGGAGCAACAAGAGTTAAAGCGTTAGTAGCACCTCCTGTAATTGAATTATCAAACGTGTCATATAAACGTATTCCTCCCGCCGCATCTACGTGAACAAACCAACTTCCATCCGGATAACTATGGCCGCTAACTAATTCAAGAGTTGAACCATCCACAGTAGCAATTTCAATTTTATCGCCGGTGATAACACTGTCTTCTAACCCATCAACAGAGAAGCGTTTACGGGTTGTGTTGACATCAGATGTTTCTAATGTCGTATTAAATGAGTATTCAAGAGAGGTTCGTTGAATTTCAACGTACCCATCATCACCGGTGATAACTTTCCCAGACATTAGATATTAATAGAGCTAGGTGCGCCGTTAGCTTCAAACGAAACATTGGCAGATAAGACTTCACCCTGAGAACTTGTCATCGAAACATTGGTCAAGACAACAGGTAACTTGATCTTTTTAATCGTGCCTTGATAATCCTTAAATCCAAGCTCGAGAATTGTCGCTGTTTCTGCTGTTGTAGCGTTTTGCTTTGGAGCAACACCGGGAACACTTGCCGAACTACGTGCCTTAATTAGCTTGCCAATAAGAGTCGTAGCATCTCCAGAACTACTGGCATCACTGTGATAATAGACTTGGCAGCTTCCTGAAATACTGCGTATCCCTTCGATCAATGTTCGATCTGTATCAGAAAGACTGGTTGTGTCGAGAGTGGATTGCGAAGCTGAGAATGACCAAGAAACAACTTTCGCCGCTTCAGAAGCACTGCCATCTATATAAAGCTTGCCATCTTGACCTGAATAAAATGCCACTTGATTAAGGTAAGTTGGAGGTAATTAACTTAGTTTAGGTGAATCTAGGCAAGCGACAAAGGAACAGGTCACATTACTGATGCCTTTTTGCACACTCTTAACCTTTGGCGGTTTGGAATAACGCCACCGAAGCCCTGCCTCACTTAGATAAGAAGGAAGACCA